AGCATCTCTTGCGCTTGCTTCTGTTGCTCACGATCAGCTAATACTTTCCCTACATTCTGACCAAGTTTAGCCAAAGAATCTCCAACCCATGCGGTAGATTCCGATGCGCGATTGGTTCCCTGCATTATGAGTTCTGCGATAGACATAATATTTTATCTTCCGTAAGAGCCACTTGGATTGTAATAATACCCACCACTTGTTCCACCCATTCCCATAAATCCACCGCTTGATTTTTGATAGGACAATTGCGATGGCGCAACATTGTATGCGTTTGCCGCTCCTATTTGGCCGCTATAGAATCCAGATGAGTTTGGCGTTGTTGATGCTCCCATTTGACCAGCAGCACCACTCATACCCATCAACGCACCAGAGGTAGCCTTACCAATGTCAGATACACCTTGGCCGACTGCTTGCTGGGCGGCATAGCTTGCGGCGATGTTTTCTTTATTCGCTCCGTAGATTTGTGATGCAAGACCAGATTGAGCATTGTAGAGATTGCCATACATATCAGATGTCATCTGTGCTTTCTTTAATCCGACTTCTGCTTGGGCAGTCTGGTAGCCAAGTTGCAGTCTTCCTACATCAAGTGGTTCTGCTGTAAATGCTCGCGCCAATTGCTGCCAGTTCTGTGCTGTGCCTTGGACGGATGGCAATGCGGCGAGTCCCATGCCTTGAATATCAAGTGAGGTCAGTCCAAGGTTACGTGCCATCTGACCTTGCGCTGCTTGGAATCCTCCAGTCCTTCCTGCTGTTGCTGGGTTGAATCCCGCTCCTGCACTCTCGGCAACATTCCGTGTGATCTGATCTTTGACATCTTGGGGGATATCTCCACGAAGGTAACTGGAAACAACATCCATCGCTTGCCCGATTTGACCTTGAGCTTGTTGGCGTTGTTGTGCCGCTCCGGGCTGGAATTGCTCAAGTTGTTGGCGATAGTAATCTGAAATCTTGCGAGCATCGCCGATCATTGATGGTTTCTTTACGACAACATCTTTAACTTGCTTTACTTTCCTTATCTTTCCTCCCTTACCCTTAACTCTCTTGTAACTTACAACTTGTTGAATCTCTTCTTCTTGATCTAAATTATACTGAGGTGCAGAAACACCTTTGATCATTTTTTCAACACCAGTAAGGTTTTCTTCATATGTAGATGTGGCACTCTTCATGCCTTTTTGGTATCTTGCTGATGCTGCACCTTGAGCTTTCTTTGCTCGATCCGCTGCTGACATGGAGATAGCCGCTGATCCAGCCGCTGCTCCTACAGCAACTACACCAGCAGCAATAGCGAATCCGCTGGAGTGAAACATATGTGGATGTTTGTTGTTGCCTAATGGGTCTGGTAAAAGAAATCTCATTTGATTAAATCGGTTCGGTTGTGCCGCCACTTCTGCACCCTTGGGTCTTCCTTGGCGATGTGGGGATTAAAGTCTCTAGAAGTGATTGTGTCAATAATTTCGTCTGGATCAGTTAAATCAGTTACATGGCAGGTAGTCCAGATTGTGTCTCTATGGGTGTAGAGCATTCGCCTCGTTCCTGCTTCTGTGATCCCGCTGTATCCTGTTTTGTAGCGGTGGGCAGGGATACCATGATACCAGACAGTCACATCACCCTTCATTACGAAGAATGGATGCGTTGTCAGATGGAGAAGAGTAGTAAGGATCGTATCCTTCGGCATATAGATTTCCCGAATATACATACCCGGAGTGAACTTGTGAACCAGCGGACATTCCCGTGGAGGGAGTTTCAGAATCTCCAAGTCCATCAAGTTGAGTTCGTAGTCTGGATCACCATATCCAACGACATTCCTTGCATCAATCTTATCTGGGATTGTCAGCGTCATCTTGAAAGGAAGTAGTCGTTTGGTGAGGGAGAGAGTAGATCAGACCCGATTAGGTTATCTGCTCTGCTATAGTTAGCGAACCGGATTGGAGCGGCAGTTGGTATCTCTACATTTGACATTTCCTTCTCTTGCTCTTGCACAGCAAGGGATAGGTTACTCAAGAACTCCTGCGCCTTGCGATTCTCACGCGAGTTCAATGCCAATACAGCATAGATCATCGCATCAGGAATGAACTCAACCAACTCTTTCGGGTCGGTCAAATCAAAGTATTTCTTCGATGCGTAAAGCGTGATACACTCGCAGGTCTTGGGTGCTTTGAACCTACGGAAGGTTGGATTAGCATCATTCGGTTGGTAGATTGCTATCAGCGTCTTTGTTTCCAAAGTAGCGTCATAGGCATATACCCGAATCCTACCTTTTGTGACTGGCTTGCTGACTGTTCTAATTCCTCTTACGGATACATCAGACTTCCCAATGGATGGATATGCTTGCGCTGTTACAGTTACTTTATGATATGTGGAATATTCATCCTGCGCTTCAAACATCAACTCCACGCCGATGTCTTCTGAATTTTCAGCGAGGACTGCGATTTGATATGGCCGTGTAGTATAATCACGGAAAAGGACATGGAGTCCTCCTACTTCTGTAATCAACCTATGGCATGAGTGATCCGCATGGAGAGCAAAAGCGTTGGTAGCATTGAACCATTCGTCTGCTAGAGACGCAGATTCATTCCCGATCCAAGCAAGTTTGATTTGCTCATATCGGGCTGGCAGTGTGAAGCAATCGTTCACACAGCAAATCTGGACATACTCTTCTTGCGAAGTCCAGCCTCTCTTATTCCAGAGTAGTCGCCTTGCTTGGTTTACAGCTTTGACTCCGCGCTCGTATGAACAAGTGCCAGAGTCGCCGACGAAACCCTTCACAAGCTCTACCATCTCTTCGAGGGTATCAGCCATAGGGATTATCGTTTCCGATAATTATTTCTGTCCAACTGGCTTTCCAGACTTGGGCATAGGTGCGCTGGAGTATGGATTGTTGCCCTTGTTAGGAGGGTTCATGTTTCCCATACCTTCACGGATCATGCCGCGAGTTGGTGAGCCGCCCGAAACTAACTTTGGTTCTGTTCCTTTTAGTGGTGTCATAATGTTTATTTTCTTTATGGCTTGGTTAATTACGAAGTGTGAACCGCCATCCAGTCAACACTTGTGATCTCAGCAATGTTATTTTCAATGCGGATCGAAAATCCTGTTGTTGTATTACTTCCATTTACCATAGCAAACAATGGGGTTGCTTGCGCTCCAATTGTGGCATTGCAAATAGGAGTAATTGAAACTCCGTAACTTGCACTCGGCAATGCAGCAAACGTTATTGTCTGTATAGAGTCTAATGTAGGTAGTCCAGTAATTGTTCCATAACGAACTTTAACAACAGGAATAGCGTTAACCTGCGTAGTTAGATTTGTGATGTTCGTCGTATTTGCCGAAATTTGATTCTGTTGGTTAGCCAACTCTTGGTTAATTTGAGCAACTTGCGCTGGAGTTACATCGCCCAATCCCGGCACATTGATGGTTCCATTAGTCAGAACTTCATCAATGAATACTTGGAATACATTCTGCCAGTTACCAGTTGGACAGAAGTCATCTGGGACATTTGGAAATGTAAGTGCTGGAGACGAAGATTGATTGTCCATTGAATTTAATTGACGATATTGTAGTTCCAGTATTTCTCTTGGCAACACAAAAATGGTTCACACTCTTGATTTTCTTCGGGGCAGTCGCCAACCGGAGAGTCATCGTTGTTCTTGATGTTTGCCATCAATCTTACCCGGTCAACTGTAGCTGCTCCGGTTAGGTTTACTTTGATCTGGAATTCTGATCCTTCTACCGATGGGATGCCTGCCAAGTCATTGCACTCACTTGGGTCTGGTGTGTTAAACTTGTAGCGTTTGTAGCGATTACCGCCCCGTTGTGGGAAGCATTCAGTTACTACTGGTGAGCATGGATCGCACCCGAATGTCGTAGGCACTTTCAGTTGTGACCAGCAAGGATTAGAGTCAGCGCGGAAATCGACATAGCTATCTACTTCACCTTTAATCTCACTCATCCACATTTCTCCACCAGTAATCTTTTTGCGGAGGAACTTGTTGGTAGCCCCGCTTCGGTTGAAGTCATACCTACCAGTTGTGAAGAAGGATTCGATCTGTCTAGTTCCATTCGGGCCGTAGTCATCGCCTTGTGCTGTGGTGAACTCGTAGAGGCGGTTCTTGTTATCTTTGTCGAATGAGAATCCGAATCCCCGTTTTTCACCTTGGATCAGTGCAGTCAGAAGTTGGGTTGGCCTGATTCCCGTCCATACTCCATTCCAACGGAATGATAGTTGTGCGTCTGGTGCAGGCGTTGAAGATTGGTCGAGGTCGAGAACAACCATGCCCCTATGAAACCTGTTCAGTCCCTCTACTCCTTCTGCTCGGTAGGTCTGTGGAGCAACAGTATTGATGAGGTAGTTGTCGAAAAAGATAGTCGAAGCGAATTGCTTCATCCACGGGGTATCATTTGATACCCACTTGTTCACATCCCTCGATAGTTTACGAAGGGAGAAGTATCTATTGAACTCGGATTGGGTATTGGAATAGAACGCCCAACCATCGTGTGATCTGAACCAGAGTTCGGAGTTCACCAATGCAAGATTAGGGCTAGTGCATCCGCGCCCAAGGAGTGAGATACGCTGGATGTTTGATGTGTTCCATTGTGACCTTGGTAGAGAGACATCCATTGAGAATGCTCCGTTTCCTGTAAGGACTACAAGCTGACCTTGGCCGCGAAGGTTGTATCCTAGCTCTGGCATTACCTTCATGCCTGTAATGTTTCCCATCATGGCTGGAGTCGAGAACGCCCCACCTTCTGCCCAGTATCCAATCTCTGTGAAGTTCTCCGTATTCTTGGTATCCGTGAACCCACCACCATAAATGATGTCAGAAGCGTAGATTTGGTTGAACCTATCAGATACGAAGACTCGCCCAAAGGCATACTCCATGATCGTTCCAATCGGCATTTTTGCCAAGTATGGATTCAGTCGGTAAGCAGGTAGTTTAACTGTCCCTGTGCCTGTTCCCCTTTGAGTGTCTGTAATTATTGCTGTGAACTTAACTCCGACTGTATTGGATGGTGCGCCGATCAAAGTAAAGTTTGTATTTGTAACCCCATCTCCAAGAGAAACAATCTCGCAGTAGTCTCCGTTTTGAATCTCACTTGCTGTCAGCGTTCCTAATACTCCATCCCATGCTATTGCATTCTGGTAGCCGTTTTGGATATATGCCCGATCTTCAGCTTGCACGAACCATGTGTGCATCATACCCGGATCGTTGCCTTCGATGATCTTGTAGGCGAACGCCCGATTGTTTACCATCTTCAGAAAGTAGATGATCCCAGATACCGATAGTAGGATGCCATCGCTTGTTCTGTAGTTAGTCGCCCGATATGGATACGCACCTTGAAAGTTACCATTCTGAATATCGTTAACGATAGTCTCGGCTTCTCCGTCTCCAGCGATAATCGGGATGTTCCGAATGCTTGGTCTGGTTCGGTTGATGCCTCCTCTGAATGTCCTATTTACCGACTCTGATACTACAGACTCAGGCAAATACGATGGATGAGTATCTGCGTCTTGCGCGATGATACTTGTGAACCCATCAAAGACTGATCCTTCGGTTGGCATTATACTTGAGTAAGGCTTGGAACAATTGGCTCAATATATTGATTTGCTTCCTCCTTTACCCAAGGAAGTGCAGTTGCTACAAGTGGGTTCTTTTGCGCGTTAATGCGTTCTTGAACAATGCGCTCGTAATCTGCGAGTTTATCTCCCAAAGAATGTTTTACCCATTCAATTACTTCCTCTTCTGTAGTGCATTCTTTGCAGATACAATCACAATGTTCTGTCGGAGTTACCTTAACCTCTCCATAGCAATTAGCGGTATATTGATCTTCTGTTCCTTCAATGATAAAGGCAACAACTTTAGCTAAACCTTCTTCAAGTTGACTTGTGAAGATTTGATTGATTTT